TGATCGACAGCGGCAGACGTTTTGCGTCCGTCACGGATCTAAATATAGGCGATTCTAACCAAGCGATGCCTGTTGGCACGACTGTTGCTTTGTTAGAGCAAGGCACAAAAGTGCTTTCGGCTATCCATAAGCGTCTACACTATGCCCAGCGTCAAGAATTGCGTATTTTGGCTGAAGTTATTAAAAACTACATGCCACCGGAATACCCATATCAGGTTCCTGACGCTAATCGCGCTATAAAAGTAGACGATTTCGACGATAGAATTGATATTGTACCCGTTAGTGACCCAGCTATGTTCAGCATGAGCCAAAGGGTTACTATGGCGCAAACCCAACTGCAGTTAGCGCAATCCGCGCCACAGCTCCACGATTTATATGAAGCATATAAGCGTATGTATCTAGCGTTGGGGGTACAAAATGTCGATCAAATCTTGCCACCAAGAGAAGAGCAAGTACCAAAAGATCCCGCAAGCGAAAATATGGACTCGCTTACTGGAAAGCCGCTTAAAGCCTTCCAAAGCCAGAACCATGACGCCCACGTTGCTACTCACTCGGCGTTTTTACAAGACCCTAATATTCAAAAGAACCAGATCGCTTCACAAACTCTTATGGCGCACATGCAAGAACACCTTGCGATGAAGTATAAGCAACAGGTGGAGCAGATTCTTGGTCAGCCTTTACCACCAGAAGGCCAAATTATGGACCCACAACAGGAGGCGGCTCTCGCTCAAGCTACAGCTCAAGCGACCCAGCAAATTAGTCAAATGGCACAGCAAGCGGCAGGAACTGGTCAATTCGACCCGATTGTACAACTCAAACAACAAGAGCTTCAGATCGAAGCACAAGAAGTACAGCGTAAAGCGGCGGCAGATCAAGCTAGAGCGCAAATCGAAGCTGCTAAACTTCAGCAACAAGCGGCTCTTAAACAAGCAGAGATACAATCTGATGAAGATATCGCGGCACTTCGTGCCAATGTAACCCTAGCTACTAAGAGGAATGGCTAAAATGGCTAAAATGGCTAAAAAACCAGTAACATTTAAAAATTGTCCTACTTGCAAAACAAAAGCGGCTTGCCGTAAAGCGAAAAAATGCTTAAATAAAAGGAAAAAATAATGTCAGATGATTCTAAACTCCGCGAAATATTTTTCGAAAGCAAGTACGACGAGACTATGTCTTTCGATGAATTTAAACAGCGTATGGGCGGTCGTATTATAAAAGAAATAGAGATGGGCGGGGAAAAAGCGCCTGTTAGTCGTTCTCGCGGCGGTTCTGGCATGACTGATAATCAGAAAAAATCAGGTGCGTTATACAATAATATGGGCGATGAAGTATTGGCGGCTGGGTCGTGCAAAGGCACAGGAGCCGCAGTAAAAGGCACAAGGTTTACTGGTATTTCATAAATGGATCTAATTACCTATCTTTTAGATAAGGTCGAAAAACGTCAAAGCCAGATTAGCGAAACGCTAATGTCTAATGGCGTGGGCGATATGAACCAATACCACCATTTTATGGGTCAAGTAACCGCTTTGGGCTACCTTGAGCAAACTTTAAAAGAAACCAGAAAAAGAATGGAGAATGCCGACGATGACTAAAAGGTTATACGTTCCTGACCATTTTCTTAACAAAGAAAAGGAACGCCGAGCTGCAAGCGCAGTATCGCAAAAACCAAATCTTCTTGATCCTGCACGGTTTTTAGAAGAAGTCGAAAAAGACGAAGCTGATTCAGCTTTAGATAGACTTCCTAAACCTACAGGTTGGAGAATTTTAATCCTACCTTATACTCCTGCTAAAGAAACCAAAGGCGGAGTTCTACTCGCGGATGAAACGGTTGAGCGTAATCGGCTTTCAACAAATGTTGGTTATGTGGTCAGTTTAGGTCCAGACGCATATAAAGACGAATATAAGTTTCCAGAAGGTCCTTGGTGTAAAGAGGGCGATTGGGTTCTTTTTGGTCGGTATGCGGGTTCCCGTTTTAAAATTGATGGCGCAGAGCCTCGTTTGTTAAATGACGATGAGATTCTAGCGGTTATCAAAGACCCACGCGACATTGTAGTTGTATAAGGAGTAGTTATGTCGGAAGTAGAAAAAAGAGAAGAAGTTCTTGAGGACGAAACTCAGGAAATCGAAGTTGAGGTTGAAGGTGGCGATGATGACGGCGAAGAGCAAAATATACCTCTAGCCGCAGAAAAACAGGAAGCTACTGACGAACACCAAGAGTATTCTGATAACGTAAAAAAGCGTATTGATCGGCTTACTTTTAAAATGCGCGAAGCTGAAAGACGTGAGGAAGAAGCTCTTGCGTTCGCTAAAAAAGTAAAAGAAGAGAACGATAAGCTCAAGACTAACTATGAAAAAGCTAGTTCTTCTTTAATTACTGAATCTGATAATCGCGTAAAAAGTCAACTAGCAGAAGCAAAAAGGGCTTTGAAACTTGCCTATGAAGAAGGCGACTCAGAAGCTATGGCAAACGCCCAAGAGCTTGTAGCTAAGTTAAGCGTTGAAAATGATCGTATTACTAGAGAAGTTGCTAGGTTAGAAACCAAGGCGGAAACTGTAGTAGAAGAACCGTCGCGACCTGCTCCGACCACTCAACAACCCGCTGCAAAACCTGATCCAAGGGCGCAAAAGTGGGCTGAAGAGAACGAATGGTTCGGAAAAGATGAAGTTATGACCTTTACAGCGTTCTCAATTCATCGTACACTCATCGAAGAAGAAGGGTATGACCCTTCGTCGGAAGACTATTATGAAGAGATTGATAATAGGCTCCGTAAAGAGTTACCCCATAAATTTGGGGAAATTAAATCAGGAGGCGCACGGAGACCCGCTCAGACCGTTGCCCCTGCCACGCGAAATGTAAAATCTGGGCGCAAAAGTGTTCGTTTGAATGCAAGGCAAGTCGCTATAGCCAAGAAACTTGGTGTTCCACTTGAGGAATATGCGAAACACGTGAAGGAGGCCTAACCAATGTCTGAAATCTCTAAAAGAACTCCTCGCGCTGCTGAAACCCGCTCAAAAGTAGAGCGCAGAAAACCTTGGCGACCATCTTCGTCGCTTGAAGCACCGCAGCCACCTGAAGGCTATAAATTCAGATGGGTTCGTACCGAAGTGCGTGGGTATCAAGATACCAAAAACGTCTCTGGTCGTATCCGTGAGGGTTATGAACCTGTTCGCGCAGAGGATTACCCAGACTTCGATGCTCCGACCATTGAGGACGGTAAGCATGCAGGAGTGATCGGTGTGGGCGGCTTGATATTGTGCAAGGTGCCTGAAGAAATCGCGGAAAGCCGTTCTGATTATTTTCAGCAACAAACAGCTGATCAAATGACGGCGGTTGACAACGATTTGTTGAAGGAACAGCATCCTTCTATGCCCATCTCGAGAGAGAGGGATTCTCGTGTAACCTTTGGTGGTCCTCATACTAAATAGGCCACTTTGTTTTGTTAAAGGATTGGAAAAATGGCGAATAAAGATTCCGCTTTTGGTCTGAAACCAGTCCGTACAATGGGTGGAGTTTCGAACTTCACAGCAAACGAATACGTTATTGCGTCCGGTGCTACTGGTCCAATATATCAGGGTACTCCTGTTGTAATGGACGGTGCAGGTGGTGACATTGTTGTTGCTGCAGCTGGCGATGCTGATATCGTAGGCGTTTTCTGGGGCTGTTCTTACACCGACCCAACTACGGGCAAACCAACTTGGAGCAACTATTATCCCGGCAGCATTGCTGCTAGCGATATCGTAGCTCAAGTTTACGATGATCCACGCATTGTATTTGAAGTACAAAGCGCGGGTACTGTAACGCAAGCCGACGTTGGAGCTAACGCTGACATGACTACCATTGGCGCTGGTAGTTCAACCACAGGTATTTCGTCTGCAGAAATTTCTGCTACGACTGCTTCTGGTACAGCCCAACTTCGCATTATCGGTCTTTCAAAAGATCCAGATAATAGCGATACGAGCGCAGCGAATGGAAACGTGTATGTTCTGATTAACGAACATGCATACACTCAGACAATTGGCACTAACTAAGGGAGTTGAATAATGCCCATTTCTAGAGCACAACTCGCCAAAGAATTAGAGCCGGGTCTAAACGCTCTCTTTGGCATGGAATACGGTCGTTACGAAAACGAGCATTCTGAAATCTTTGATACCGAGTCTTCTGACCGGGCTTTTGAAGAAGAAGTAATGCTGACAGGTTTCGGTAGCGCACCTGTTAAAAACGAGGGTGGCGCGGTCAATTTTGACAACGCTCAGGAGTCATTTACCTCCCGCTACACCCATGAGACAATCGCGTTGGCTTTCGCAATTACTGAGGAAGCTGTCGAGGATAACTTGTATGACCGCTTGGCATCTCGTTACACTCGCGCATTGGCTCGTTCAATGGCTCACACAAAGCAAGTTAAGGCGGCTAACGTCCTTAACAACGCCTTTAACGCTGCCTTTACTGGCGGTGACGGCGTTGAGCTTTGTTCGACTGCGCACCCGCTTTCTGGCGGTGGCACATTCTCTAACGAGCCAGCAACTGCGGCTGATCTAAACGAAACTTCTTTAGAAGACGCTTTGATTAGCATTTCTGGCTTCGTTGATGAACGTGGTCTGAAGATCGCACTTCGCGGTACGAAGTTGATCATTCCACCAGCACTTCAGTTTGTTGCTGAGCGTTTGATGGCTTCTAACCTCCGTGTCGGTACAGCGGATAATGATATTAACGCTCTGCGTAGCTCTGGTATGCTGCCACAGGGTTATACCATTAACCACTTCTTGACCGATACAGATGCGTTCTTCATTAAGACTGACGCACCTAACGGTTTCAAGCACTTCGAACGTGCGCCTGTCCGTACTCAAATGGAAGGTGACTTCGATACTGGCAACATGCGGTTCAAGGCCCGTGAGCGTTACAGCTTCGGCTTCTCAGACCCACGTTGTGTGTTTGGTTCTCCAGGAGCGTAAGTTTCGACCATCGAAAACGAAAGGACGGCTTTTCAGCCGTCCTTTTTTCGTTTATAGTGAATTTACCTTGACAGATTCATAGTGAATCTGACACTAGCCACGACAAGGAGTTAAAATGGCTCGTACAACTTTCTCAGGTCCACTGAAGGTAGATACTGCTTTCTGGGCTACCCCAATCCTTTTTGCAAACCTTCCTACCGCTTCAGCAGATAACGAAGGGTACATTTACTATGTGTCTGATGCGTTAAAAGCCGCTGAAACGGCTACAAACGGTACAGGCAACCTCGTGTTTTCAGACGGTTCAAACTGGATTCGTGTAGATACTGGCGCAACTGCGGCTGCCTAATAGGAGGCCCAAATGGCTGGTTCTGACGTAAAAGCAAAGCGTTTGACTGCCACCGGATCAGCCGGTGTCGGCCCTGCGCGTATTCGTCAGATACAGGTTTTGACCACAACAGGTACTCCGCGTTTGACTATCACCGACGGTAATGGCGGCGCGACAGTGCTTGATTTGGACTTTCTTGCGTCTGACTCACACTCAGTAAACATTCCTGCGGAAGGCATTCGGGTTTCGGACATTTATGTTTCGGCTTTCACGAACTGCACCGCAATGACTGTTTTCTACAACTAAACGGAGGCTCAAATGGCACGTGAAGTAAGCTCTATCAGTCGTGTAGGGACTTCAGAGCCGTTTGAGCTTCAAGTTGCTCGCGGTCAAATATCCTTCCATAAAACTGTTTTTAAGTTTGGCTACAACAGCACTGTTGGAAACACAAAAGAAACCATCTGGGAACAAGGCGGTTTATACGCTTACCCCGCATCAGCCACAGTAATGACTATATCAAGCAGTTCAGCTAATGACACTGCCGCAGGAACGGGTGCGAGAACAGTAGAAGTTTTTGGCCTAGACGCCGATTACAACGAAATAAACGAAGTTGTCACGCTGAATGGGCAAACTGCTGTTAACACCACAAAATCTTACCTACGGATAAATCGCGGCATTGTTCGTAGTGCGGGTAGTGGTGGCGCAAACGCGGGGACAATTTACGCAGGAACTGGCACAGTTACCACTGGAGTTCCTGCTAATGTTTATCTTAGCATCAATGGGGATGGTGATAACCAAACATTGATGAGTCTTTGGACAGTTCCCGCAGGATATACAGCGTTCCTTACAAAAATGGCTTTGTCTACAGGCACATCTACTGCCACCAAAGCTCTCTTAAATGCTAGTCTTGTTGCTAGGCCATACGGAGAAGTCTTCCAGATAAAAGAAAGATTCACCCTGACAGATGGCGCACACGAACAGTTTTATACTTTTCCATTAAGGTTCACAGAAAAAACAGACTTAGAGATGAGAGCATTTTCTTCCTCTGGATCTGTTAGTTTTAATGTGTCCGCGTCAATGGAATTTATTTACATTCAAAATAGGAGTGACTTGTAGTGGCTGAGCGCAAAAAAGCCAAAATGCCTCCCCGCAACAAGAAGAATTTCCGCTCCACTAAAAGTGGGGCGGGGATGACCCAAAAAGGCGTGGCTGCGTATCGTCGTGCAAATCCCGGAAGTAAATTAAAAACTGCCGTTACAGAAAAGAAACCATCTAAATCTCGTGCAAAGCGTCGTAAGTCATATTGTTCGCGCTCTGCTGGTCAGATGAAGATGCACAACATTAGTTGTAAAAAGACACCTAAGAAAAGAATTTGTGCAGCGAGGCGTAGATGGAGATGCTGATAAAAATAGGTATTGCGATTGTTAGCGTTTTCGCCAGCGTTTGTATAATGTTTTTTGCATGGGTCGGTCTTAGTATTGTTGAAGTTAAGACTGAGCTGGCAGTAACGCATGAAAAAGTTGAAAATACTGAAGAAAAAGTTCTTGCTAACTACGAAATGATTAAACCGATGTGGCAAGACTTTTTGGGAAGGCAAGCTAATGGCAATCTCGCGTGGCTCAATGAGACAGCAGATATCGAAGCCACCACAAAAACGAAAGTGGAGTAAGGCTCGTAAAGCTAAAGTAAATTGTAAAAGCCCCCGTGGTTTTAGTGAACGAGCGCATTGTGCAGGAAAAAGGAAGCGTAAAAATGCCTAAAGACGCCTGTTATCGTAAAGTAAAAGCGCGGTATAAAGTGTTTCCTTCTGCTTATGCTTCTGGTGCTATAGCAAAGTGTCGTAAGGTTGGTGCAAAAAACTGGGGCAATAAAGGCTCTGGTAAAATTATGAGCAACAAAAGAAAAAAGACAAAGAAGTCTTAATATGGCTGTTCGAAAAACAAAAAAGGGGTTGGCTCTAAAAAGGTGGTTTAAAGAAGATTGGAAGGATGTCAGGACGGGTAAGGCGTGTGGGCGTAGCAAAGATGAAAAACGGGGTACTCCATATTGTCGCCCCTCCAAGCGCGTATCTTCTAAGACCCCTAAAACAGCAAGCGAATTGTCTAAATCTGAAAAACGAAGTAGAATTAGACAAAAAGTTAAGTTGGGACAACCTGCAAAAGGTAAACCGAGGAATGTAAAACCTCTAAAACGAAAGAAAAGGAAATCATAATGTACGGTAAAAAACCAAAAAAGATGAAAATGGGCGGTTCTCCGACACGGATGGTTCCTGACCCTGTAATTGAGGCATTAAATCCCGGTAAATCTATTGATGTTACTAAAATGGCAAACGGCGGGTATATGGACGAAAAGGCTGTGATGCGTATGATGTGCGGCGGCTATGGTGACAGCAAGAAGGGTAAATAATTAAATGGCTGTTTCAGGTTCAAAAAACTTTGAGCTAGAAGTATCCGACGTTATCGAAGAAGCATACGAGCGTTGTGGTGTTGAAGTTCGAACAGGCTACGGTTTGCGTACAGCTCGTAGGTCTTTGAACCTTATGCTGGCGGAGTGGGCTAATCGAGGTGTAAACTTGTTTTCTATAGAACAAGTAACAACTACGTTGACGCAAGCGACAGCAAACTACACCCTTGGTACAGACACTATAGATATACTTGAGATGGTTTTACGTCGTAGTGGTGTTGACTACACTATGGATCGTATAGGTCGTGGTGAGTATTTAAATCTACCAAATAAAACCGATCAAGGTCGCCCTTCGCAGTTTTTCGTAGACAGGCAAATCAACCCTGTAGTGTATTTATGGCAAACGCCAGAAAACTCTACAGACCAAATTATTTACTATCGTCTTGTTAGAATTGATGACGCAGACGATTACAATAATACTTTTGAAGTACCGTTTAGATTTTACCCTTGTCTAGTTTCTGGACTTGCGTATTACTTGAGCGTAAAGTTTGCACCTGATAGAACAGCTCTTTTGAAAAGCGTTTATGACGAAGAATTTTCTAGGGCGGCTACAGAGGATAGAGATCGGGCTAGTTTACGGCTTGTGCCAAGGATTATTTCGTAATGGGTTTTGCTCGCGGAAAATATGCGAAATTTATTTCGGATAGAAGCGGTATGGCTTTCCCGTATTCAGAGCGCGTTAAAGAGTGGAACGGAGCAGTTGTACACGTTTCGGAGTTTGAAGCAAAACACCCACAGCTAGAGCCTTTGCAACATTCAGCGGATGACGTAGCACTGAAAGACGCAAGACCGGATAGAGCAGAGCCAGCTGTAGCTGTTTTATTAAAACCAAATGCATTTAAAAGTGGGGCTTCCGGGTCCGCAGTTATTACGGTAACAGAAAATAATCACGGTAGAACAACAGGCGATACGGTTAGGTTTAGAGATGTTAGCGGATTTGACGGGTTTACTAAAGCTGTTTTGGAAGCGGCTGCTGGGTATTCAATTACAGTCACAGGAACAAACGATTACACCTTCACAGCCAGCGCAGGAACGGCAACCACGGGTAATATCTTCGGGGGAGGTAACATTGCGACCGCTGGACCAGTTACACTTTCCGCGTAGAGGGAAAAGATGAGTTTTACATACACAGAGCTACAAACAGCTATTCAAGATTTTGCAGAGAACACGGAAACATCTTTCGTAAACAATCTGCCTGTGTTTATTCGTTCTGCCGAAGATCGGATATTTACTCTTGTTGATTTAGAGCTGTTTCGTAAAAATGCTGTATCTACTTTAACTATTGGTGATCCTTATTTAAACGTCCCGCTTGATTATTTAGCTCCATTTTCACTTCAAATAACTACAACTAATTATGAAGAGTTTTTGTTATTTAAAGATGTAAATTATGTTCAGACGTATTCTGAAAGCGTTGGTTCTAACGAGACACCTAAATATTATGGTATTTTCGATGTCGATAATTTCATTTTAGGTCCAACACCTAATTTAGCATATGATGTTGAATTACATTATTACTATCGTCCAGCAAGTATTACAGCTGGTCTAGGAACCGAAAAATCATGGTTAAGTGATAATGCTCCAAACGCTTTGCTTTACGGTTCGCTTGTAGAAGCGTATACATATATGAAAGGCGAAGTGGATATGATGCAGCTTTATGAACAGCGGTTCGGACAGGAAATACAACGGTTGAAGGATTTGGCTGAAGCTAGAGAGAATAGCGATGCCTACAGGAGAGGTCTACCTGATAGGCCACGCACTTAACTAGGAGTAAAGAACGATGGCAACATCAAACGCAGCAACCACCTATCTGGAGAGACGGGTTCTTGACTACCTGTTTAAGAACGACTCGCTCTCCTTCGCTACGCCCGGTAATAGCATTTACGTTGGGCTGGCTACAGCAGTTAGCGCCGCTGAAAAAGGCAACCTGACAGAAGTTCAAGTTGACACAGACGATGCCAACTACATTCGCAAACAAGTAACTGCCGCCAACTGGAAGCAGTCAACCACCACTCTTGGGGTGAACTTGGCGCAGGCAGCTACAGAAATTCATCTGGTAGATGCAGAAGCATTTCCAACATCTGGCACAATCCAAATTGATGACGAACTTATCACATACACAGGTAAAGGTAGCACAGCTACTGCTGACGTAAATGGTGCGGTTAGTTCATCAACCAGCGTTGCCGTGGACGGTAACTCCGGCACAATTGCTGTTGGTATGGTTGTGACAGGTACAGGTATTTCAGGCACCGTCCGTGTGGCTACCGTGACAACACAAAATGCTATTGTATTGGACACCGCTGTTACTTTAGCTGATGACACAGCGTTGAATTTCGATGGCACAAACACCCTGACAGGTGGTGGTCGCGGTGATTCAAGCACAACTGACTATGCTCACACAGCAGGCGACACTGTTATTTCTGACGCACAGCGCGTGATTAACGATAACAACATCGAATTTCCTGCCGCAGCGGGGACATCCGCCAGCTACACAGTAACACATGCCTTTGTTGCAGACGCAGACATTGCTACAGCCAATGTTAATGGCGCTGTAGCATCTGGCACGGCTGTTACTTTGGACGGCAACGTAGGCACAATCGCTGTTGGTGACATTGTTACAGGCACAGGTATTACTGGTGCAACAAGCGGCGTGGTTCGTGTAGCGACAGTATCAAGCCAGACAAGCATTACGCTTGATACAACCGTGACACTTGCGGATGACACTGTTCTGACATTCGATGGCTCTAATATCTTGTTTGTTGGCGCACTGGACGCAAGTAAGTCTGTTGCTGCTGGCGATATCTTCCGTATCAACGCGGGTAATCTAAGCATTGAGTTGAAGTAATGGCCCTAGTAATCAAGGACCGTGTAAAAGAAACGACAACCACGACAGGCACTGGCACATTAACTCTTGCTGGTGCCTTTAGTGGGTTTGATTCGTTTGCAGAGATAGGTGATGGCAACACTACCTATTATTCCTGCACAGATGGCACGGACTTTGAGGTGGGTATTGGAACGTACACGGCGTCAGGCACAACGCTCTCCAGAGACACTATTCTGGAAAGCACTGGTGCGACAGCCACGGCTGATGTTAACGGCGCTGTTTCGGCTTCAACGAATGTGACGCTAGATGGCAACAGTGGGACTATTGCTGTTGGTATGCGTGTTAGAGGCACAGGTATTAGCGGAGTAGTTACAGTAGCTACCGTGACCACTCAGAACGCCATTGTACTCGACACGGCTGTGACGCTGGCAGATGATACGGCGCTGACATTCGGTGATGGCAAGATCAACTGGAGCGCAGGCACAAGAACAGTGTTTTGTACAATGCCAGCAGAGAAGATGATTTACAACGATGCTAGTGGCAACGCTGTGAACTTTACAGAACAAGACCCGCAGGCTTTGGCCTTCGCAATTGCATTGGGGTAAGATATGGCTAACTCATTTTTATCAGAAACGGATACTGCGGTAGGAACGAGTGCCGCCACAATCTATACCTGTCCAGCTTCGACAGAGACAACCATTATTGGTTTGAGTGTGGCAAACATCGTCACCTCACAGATTCTTATAGATGTTATACTGGACGCAAGCGCCAGAACAAGCGGCGCGGAAGACAGTGTGTACCTTGTGAAGGACGCACCGATTCCGGTTGGATCGTCAATTGTTGTCGTTGGGGGCGACCAGAAGGTTGTGATGGAACCGGGCGATGCGCTGAAGGTTGTGTCTGATACAGCATCATCTGCTGATGTGGTGATGAGTCACCTAGATATTACATAAGGAGAGCGCAATGCCTTATATGGGTAATCCACTTGCTACCGCATTCTCCACAATCAACAAGCAAACAATCACAGGAAATGGCGGCACTAACTATACGCTGACCTATTCTGTTGGCAGTTCTCAGGACGTAGAGATTTTTGTAAACAACGTCCGTCAAGAGCCGGGTGTAGCCTACACCGCCAACGGAACAAGTCTAGCTATGACTGGCGCTGTTCAAAGCACCGATGACTTTTATGCGGTGTTTTCTGGTAAGGCTCAACAGACGGTGGTTCCCGGCGTGGGTACAATCACACAATCTATGTTTGCCGCAGGTCTGTCTCTTGGCGCTGGCTACTTTCAAGGTGAGAACGGCGCGGCAGGCGACACAACAAATGGTAAGGGCGACATCTTTCGTGTGCATGAGCAAGAGCTAAACACTGATGTGACTATAGCCGCGACAGACAATGCCCTTTGTGCGGGGCCATTGACAATCGCAACAGGGGTAACACTGACAGTGACAACTGGCGGTAATCTGGTGATAGCATGAGCGAGTTAAGAGCAGACACAATCACAGCAAGTGATGGCACCAGTCCAGTCACGCTGACTAAGCAAGTAGCACTAAAGGCTTATATAAAAGCTAATGCTCTTGCCGCTTTAACAGCGGCTGGAACATTTAACATTTCATCAG